CAAGATAGCAGTGACAGAGGATTCAATCAAAAGAGCCTATAGTGCGGATTTATTCTTGATGTTAGACCAAATCGACAAGGGTCAGATGACGGCTCGTGAGGTTATGGAACGCACTCAAGAAAAATTACAGCAATTAGGCCCTGTTGTTGAACGGTTGCTCTCTGAATTCTTGAATCCAATCATTGAACGTGTGTATTCGGTGTTAGATCGTGCCGGTGTATTTCCACCTGTTGATGATGAGGAACTCTTAGACCAATTAAATGGTCAAGAAGTGAAGATTGAATATATCTCGCCACTAGCGCAAGCGCAAAAAATGAGTTCTTTGGTAAACATCGAACAATATTTTGCGTTCATCATGAGTTTGGCACAGGCTAATCCTAACATCGTTAATAAATTTAACTTTGAGGAAGCGGCCAATACATACGGTGTAAATCTCGGTGTTCCGGCTAAGATTATTCGTTCGGATGATGAATATCAAGAGATATTAACGCAACAGCAACAGGCACAAGCTGAACAGGAACAGCAACAACAACTTATGCAAGCGGCTCAATTGGCACCGGGAATGGCGCAAGCAGCTAAGCAAGCAACAGACGCCGCCAATGATGGCAACCCTGCATTACAGAGTTGGCTAGGAATGGACGGTGTTTAGATGAAGACAAGTAAAGATTATATGCAAGAGCGAGATATGCAAGCGCTTAACCACGTACTTAGCACAGAGCTAGGTAGGTGGTTTTTTTGTCGCCTGATGGATCGCTCAGGCATATTAAAGCAATCGTTTACTGGTAATTCAGAAACATATTTTAACGAGGGAAAACGCAAGGTGGGACTGTTATTCCATGGGGATCTAAACAAATTGGGAATTGATGGGGTTAAGCAGTACCACCAAGCGCAGCTCGAATATATAGGTCAACAAGAATATTTTAATAATTTAGTCGAAAAGGAGAAACAAAATGGCTGAAGAAAATATGGGTGCTAACAATAACATGACTGGCAATGAACCGGGCACGAATCCGGACCAAAATAATCCTACGCCACCTACTGAACCACCTGCTAAACCAGATGGTGAAGGTAGTAATCCATCTGTACTAGGCGGTGATAATACGCCACCTGCTGAACCAACGGTTTATGACTTCAAGGATGTATTTCCTGAAGGTACTGAACTTGATGAAACTGTATCTGCTGATTTTAGTAAGTTACTAAACCAAGTTGGTGCAACACAGGAACAGGCGGTTGAACTAGCCAAGTTTGGCAGTCAGTACGCACAAAACATCTTGACTGCTTATCAAGAGCAACAAGAACAAGCGCTTGTTGAAAAACACCAAGCGGATTATGAAAACGCCAAAAAGGAATTAGGCGGTAAATTCGATGAAACTGTAGCCCTCGCAGGTAAAGGCATTGAAGCACTAACTAAAGCGGTACCGGAATTACGTCAATTACTTGTTGATAGTCATATCGATAACAACATCAACATGATTAAGGTATTTGCTGCTGTTGGTGAAATGGTTCAGGAAGACCCGGGCAAAGGCACAGGACAAGCCGGAGCCGGTCAAAATTCTGATGAAGAAACAGCAAAACGAAAAATGTATCCATCTATGTATTAAGAAATGAGGTAAATAATTAATGGCTACAATTGGAACTCAAAATTTAACACTTTTAGATTTGCAAAAACGAATGGATCCAAATGGTAATGTTGCTCAAATTATTGAGCAATTAGACCAATCTACAGAAATCATTCAAGATATGACGATGGTCGAATGTAACCAAGGGTCTAGCTTTGTAACAACTGTACGTAATGGTTTGCCATCTGTTACATGGCGTAAATTATATGGTGGGGTTCAAGCGTCTAAATCCGCAACAAGTCAAATTACTGATACTTGTGGTATGCTTGAAGCTTACTCTCAAACTGATAAAGCGATTGTTGATAAATCCAAAGATAGAGCATCTTTCCGTGCGTCGGAAGATAAAGCATTTGTTCAATCTATGGGGCAAGAATTATGCCGTACAATTTTCTATGGTGACGAAAATACGCCAGAGAAATTCATTGGCTTGGCTCCTCGATTCAATACTCTTGATATTAAGAAAGCAGCAAGTGCAGAAAACATTCTTGATGCAGGTGGCACAGGTAACTTAGCGTCTATTTGGCTTGTTGGCTGGGGTCCTTTATCTGTACATGGTATTTATCCTGAAGGTTCTCAAGCAGGTTTACACCAAGAAGATAAAGGCGTTGTTACTGTTACTAAAGATGATGGCTCCATGTTCGAAGCGTATCGCACTCACTTTAAACATGATGTTGGTTTGACTGTACGGGATTGGAGAAACGTTGTTCGTATTGCCAATATCGATGTTACGAAATTGACAAATGACGCTAAAGCCGGTGCAGATCTTATCAACTTAATGATTGAAGCGGAAGAACGTATCCCTAACCTTGGTGGTGTTCGTCCAGTATGGTATATGAACCGTACATTGCGTACATTCTTACGTTTACAAAAGAACACAAAACATGGCTCCACTATCACTGAAGATATGGAAATGGGTAAACTTGTTACTCGTGCAAACGGTGTACCAGTTCGTAAAATTGATGCATTGTTAAGCACTGAATCTCGTGTTATTGCGTAAAGAAAGGAACATAATTCAATGATTATTGATGAACAAAATACATTTTTCTGGAAAAAAGAAATCACTGCAAATACAAATTCTGACGTGGTGATGAACGGTAACGGTGGTGATGCTGCCGTTGCCTTATGGTTGTATATTCGTTTAGATAAAGACGTTACAGGTACACCTTTATTCAATGTGTACACATCTGATAAGGAAAATATGGCTGATGCCACATTGTTAACAGGTGTTACATTACCACAGAATTCCAAAGCTGGTACAGAATACAAAGGTCGACTTCCAGCAGGTGCGAAAAAGTACATTCGCATTAATGCTAATAATATGACTGCTGCTACTATTACATCGTTCTTAACAGATGGTGTTAATTTGAAATAAGAAGGTGCAACTATGAATTTTACGGCTAAAGAAACTATGTACCACGGCAACCGTGGATTAATTCAAGCAGGTGAAAGTATTGATTTCTCTGAAGAAGAAATCAAAGAGTTTGAGCCTGATTATTTTAAGCAGCTTTTCTCTGGTAATGAAAATGAAGTAGCAAAAATCTTTAACCCAAAATCTAAGGCTAAAGACAAAGAACCGGGTACTGAAACAGAGCCGGGTGACAAAAATCCACCAGATGAAAACACTGAAGGTGACAATACTGGCAATGAAAATCCACCAGATGAAAACACTGGTGACGAAAAGCCTAAGAAAACAAGCAAAAAGAAAACCGATACTACGGAAGAATAAGGGACAATATGAGGGGTGCTTATGCATCCCTCTATTACCATATAGGGGGAACGAACCATGACACCTACGGACATTTGTAATCAAGCACTCGCATTAATTAATGCAGGACTACTTTATTCGTTTGAAGAAGAAACAGAGCAAGGCCGTCAATGTCGTATGCAATATGACCCAACTAGACAGTTGGTATTACGGCAATTTGAATGGAATTTTGCTCGAAAAAATGAAAGATTGGTATTATCCGCTCATAAAATTAATGGGTGGAATTATGTATATGCGTATCCTGAAAAGTGTATCCGCATTTTAGGTGTTATTCCACAAGGCGATCGCTTTCATGCGGAATCGCAACCGGAATACAACATATTTAATATTGGAAATAACAAAAAGTGCATAGTGAGCGATGTGCCACTGGCATTCATTGATTATATATATGATGTTACAGATTTAGACGTTTGGGATTCTATATCCTTGTATATGCTGCAGTGTAAATTGGCTAGCGCATTAGCTATGCCATTAACTGGCGATAGAGGATTGTTTGACCAAGCATACAAATTGTATCAAGCTGCAGTTCAAGAGGCAAAAGGTATGAATGCTAAAGAACGTAAGCAAGATACAGTGTATATATCTAATTATGTGAAGGCGAGGGCATGGTAATGGGTAATCCTATCTATATATCACAATTAGCTTTTACAACTGGTGAAGTATCACCGGATGTATCGAGTCGATTTGATTTAGAGCAATACAAAAGTGCTTTATTAGAGGCGGAGAATGTGGTTATTCGTCCATATGGAGCCGTTGCTAAACGTCAAGGCAGCCAATATGTAGGGCAAGTTAAATATAGCGACAAGCCAACACGATTATTTGAATTTACGACAAATACTAATAATTCCTTCATGCTCGAGTTTGGCGACAAATATATTCGTGTGTGGAATTATGGTGTTTATACCGGTATTGAAGTTACTACTCCTTTTACTAGCGACATCTTGTTTGATTTGAACTGTAGTCAATCTGGCGACGTTATGTTCATCTGTAGTGGCAAGTACCCTATTCAAACGCTATCACGATATAGTGATACGGATTGGCGACTTGAAGCCTACAAGTTAACTGAACAGCCGTATGACACAATTAATACAGATGTTAATTCTACTGTAACCGTAACAGGTGATACGGTACGTTCTAGTAAAGATCTATTTAATGCTGATATGGTAGGCATGGTAATGCAACTAGGCTATTTTGTTGCAGCTGTTCATACAAAGAATACTGGTGTTGTAGTAGAGAAAAAAGAAAAACGGTCATTTATGGGCGGTGTTCATAAATGGAATGAGTACAATAACATTAATTACAATGTAGAATCCTACTCCACAGACCAAGACTTAGCTTGGAAGTTCACCACACATGGTACATGGACTGGTACGGTTAAACTTCAAATTACCACCAATAATGGTGCGACATGGAAAGATTATCGTACATACTCCTCTAACAATGACTATAACGTAACGGATGCCGGTAAGATTGAGCCGAATGCAAAACTACGTATTCAATCAGATATAAAAAGTGGTGAATGTAATGTTGACCTTTCAATTCTTCCATACACCACATGGGGCATTATCGAATTTAAAGAATTCGTAGATGCTAAAACAATGAAGATTAATATCTTGAATGGCATTGTTGAAAATGAAGCTACTTCAAAATGGAAAATGGGTAGTTGGGGCCGTAGTAATGGATATCCTAAGTTATGTACCTTTTATCAAGACCGCTTTGTAGTGGCTGCTACCAATAAGAACCCTAATTATATTTGGATGAGCCGGACCGGTGATTATCCAAACTTTGGGGTTGAAAAGGTAGAGGGGACTATCACAGATGATAGTTCAATCACCTTGCCGGTTATTAATCGCAAGATGTATGAGATTCGTCATCTCGTGCCGGCTAATGATCTAATCATTCTTACAAGCGGTAATGAATGGATTGTAAGTGGTGATAAGACCATCACACCTACTAATTGCAATTTAAAGACACAAACCCAACGAGGGGCCTTATCGTGTGAGCCACAGTTCATAGGTAATAGGTGTGTGTTTGTTCAAGAACGTGGCGGCACTGTTCGTGATATGGGTTACTCTTATGAGTCTGATAATTATACAGGGCAAGATTTAACGCTATTTGTTAAGACTCGTGTTAGAGGGTATTTAACAATCACTAGTGCGTATGCACAAGATCCGGACAGCATTATTTATTACATCAGAAATGATGGGGAGATTAATTGCTTGACCTATATCCCAGAGCAGAAAGTATATGGTTGGTCACATTTTGTGACCAATGGTAAATATCTATACTGTGAATCCGTGTCTGAGGGCGAGCAAGACAGCTTATATACGCTAGTTGAACGGACATTACAAGGCAAAAAGGTGAAATGCATCGAGCGTATGGTTCCACTGTATTCTGATGATGTGAATGTATTTTTAGATTGCTATGTCGAATTTAAGTCGAGCAATGCAATTGATAGCATTAATATCCCTCATCTAAGTGGTCAAACGGTCCAAGTTGTAATTGATGGTAAGCAACAACCGGATGTGGTTGTACCAGATGATGGCTTGTTGCCATTAAATGTAAGCGGTAGCAACATAAAAATCGGATTGCCGTTTACCTCTAAAATTCGTGTTCCATCTGTTGAAATGCAAATGCAAGATGGAACATTACAAGGTCGTATTGCTACCGTATCAAGAGTGGTATTGCGAGTTTATAAATCGTTTGGCGGTAAAGTTGGCCGTACATTTGACAAAATGGATGATATTACATTACCACCGAATGAACTATTTACTGGCGACAAGCCTGTAATTTTACCTAAAATGGGAACAAATTATTCAACAGATACATCGATATGTATTAAGCATAATGATCCATTTCCATTTAATTTATTATCAATAACTCGCATAGTTGAAATTGGCGGAGGACTAAGAGATGTACCTGGACTTTAAAATTGATGAAATTGAGCCTACACGGCGAGATAAATTGATTCATGACCTAGAGGTCAACTTAAGGACAATAGATGCCATAGAAGTCCAAGAGGTGAATCGTTTATACCCTTTCAAGGATTTCTGTTCCGAGATTTGTAAACCTGATTATGATAGCCATGTCGTCGTAGATGACGATATGGCTATTTGCGTATACGGGATTTCAAAAGAACCAGTTAACGGAATGTATGGAATTTATTTTCTAGGCAATAAAGTATTAGAAAACGATATGCGATGGCAGATACGTTTTATAAAGTTGAGTAATCAAGTCATTGCTGAATGGTTAGACACTAGGGAATGGCTGTTCAATTATGTTCACACAACTAACATAAAAACAAAACGATGGCTCGAATCGATTGGAGCCGTTATTCATCCAACTGTAAAAGTTGGTGATTTAGAATTATTCACTCTCAAAAAGGAGGACTTCATATGTGCTTACCCGCAGCAGCAATCTTAACCGCAGTCAGCACCGGAATAGGGATGATTGCGCAAAATCAACAAACAAAAGCGCAAGTTTCAATGTACAATGCCCAAGCACAAGCCGCAGACGCTAATAAGCGTATATCTGACCGAAAACAAGAGCAAATTGCAATGCAACAGTTGCAAGAACGGGACAAGATGGATAACCGTATGCGCCTTGTAGCTGGAACAAATGCAGCTGAAGCAGGGGCAGGCGGATTGCAAATGGCAGGGTCCCCATTACAGTTAATGGCATCCAGTTATGATGAATACAACAAAGACATCTACAATTGGGAACAGAATAAAAACAATGCCATTTACAACGAATATTTGAATGGCATGAACTATCAGAATGAAGCTAATGCTGCACGTGCTTCCGCTAAGAATGCTCGACGTCAAGGCAATTTAGCAATGGTAGGCAGTATTCTTGGCGCCGCATCATCTATGTATAGTCTCAAACAGCAATATGCAGGGGGCAAGATGAAGACTACATACGGTGGTGACCCTGTAGGGTATACAGATAGGGGTCCGGTAGTGACTGTTAAACGTGATTACAAAATGAGGTAGGATATGAAATTTGTTAATTATGATCCAACTCAAAAATTAAATACAATTCAAGGGAGTACACAAGCTTCCGGGAATGAAATGGCATATGGTGGTAACCAACAAGGATTATCAAGCCTTGGTAAAGCTATTGGCGATTTAGGTTCAACTATGCTACAAATCCAAAAGCAAAAAGAATTGGTAGATGTAGTAAATGCGACTAATGAATATACTGAAGCCATGAACCAAGCTATGTATGACCCTGACAATGGTCTTATGAACCGTAAAGGAGAAAATGCATTAAATATTCCTACTGATTACAGCGAAATTGAATCTGTTAAACGAAATGAAACTGGTGAAATAATGACGAGTTACGAGTTACGAATGACGAGTTACGAGAAATGAAACATCTTATACTTTACATATCACTATTTTATCTCATAGGTTGTAACCTCTTTCAAGGGCAACAGCCGGCAGGGGAAAATGTTGCGGTTGAGGAAAAGCAGGTAGAAACGTTTGTGCCAGTGGAGAAGGAGTTGTATGTGATAAATCCTACAACTATGCAATATACAGAACCTGATATTCATAGTGAACCTAAAAACAGATTGAACTCTTTTGGGGATCTCTTTGAGATTGAAGCGGAATCAGAGCATTTCTATAAGATAAAAAGCAATTGGGATTGGTATCTT